GAAAAATGGACAAAAAAAATGTCCAAAAATGAAAACCTAAAATATTTTATGCAAAAATACACATTTGTGACCATAATTGAAATTTATGGTCTGACGCGGAAATGTTTATTTTTCAAATTGTTACGATAAAATTTTAAAAAATTTTTACGAAAAAAATCTTGCTTAAAATCTGTTGCTACTATATGGCAACAAACGGCAACAATATTAAGCAAAAATTAGCAGATTATTTTGAATGTACAGAATGTGACTATGTATCGTGCCGTCGCAGCAACTATGAAATACATATGTTGTCTAGAAAACACATTTTAGCAACACTCGGCAACAAAAATAAGCAAATTATATCTTTAAGGTGCGAGTTTTGTAACAAAGATTATAAAGACAGGACAGGACTATGGAGACATAAAAAGAAATGCGTAGAACTATTTACTAAAAAAACAACTAATATATACAATATAGATAATAACATTTGTAAAGATGAAAATAATATACTAGATAAATCGTTTGATAAAGATGTTATTCTAATGCTTATTAAACAAAATTCCGAGCTTGTAAAAGAAAATTCCGAATTTAAAAATATGATGTTGGACCAACAAACGATCATGATGGAAGTTATAAAAAATGGCACTCACAATACTACAAATAACACTACAAACTCCCATAATAAAGCATTTAACTTAAATTTCTTTTTAAATGAAACGTGCAAAGATGCAATGAATATTATGGATTTTGTGGATTCTATACAGTTGCAATTGTCGGACTTAGAAAATGTAGGTAAACTTGGTTATGTAGAAGGGATTACCAATATTATTACACGTAACTTGCAGGCACTTGATGTAACCCAACGCCCGATTCATTGTACAGATAAAAAGAGAGAAATTATGTACATAAAAGATGAAAACAAATGGGAAAAGGAAGATGATGATAAAAAGAAAATCAGAAAAGCGATCAAAAGAGTTGCATCAAAAAATCATCGGCTTATATTGAAATTTAAAGAAGCACACCCAGATTGTCTCAAAGCATCATCCAATTATTCTGATCAATATAATAAGATTATTATAGAATCGTGCGGTGGGTCTGGTGATAATGATATCGAAAAAGAGGATAAAATTATTCGTAACATATCTAAAACTGTCATTGTTGATAAATAAAAGTCAAATATGTAATATTTGTGATAATATATTACATATTTTTATATTTGGGTAGGTTGACAAAATTGTTGGTGTTTAACACTTTTATAATGACTAGACTTACTAGAAGCTCTAACTTCCGACCCACATTCACAAGTAAATAACTGTTTCTGTTTCTCTAAAATTTTTTCTTTATTTTTTTGATACCATATATCTTTATACTCCTGAATTTTATCTTTATTTAATTGGCAATATGTTTTCGTCTGTTCTATTATTTCATTTTTATGTTCTTGATAATACTTTTTCTTTTTTTCACTATTTTCTAGTTTATGCGAATCATTGTATTTCTTTTTTTGTTGCTTCAATTTTTCGCTGTGTTTCTCTCTGTATTCTTTTTGTTTAAGTTTAATCATTGTTGCTTTTTCTTCTTCACTAATTTGATCTTCTATTTTTATATCAAAAATATTACCGCATAACTTATTTTGATAATCTATATGAGTTTTCGATTGAAGATGCCTATGTTTATTACCGAATGAATGTTGACTTCCACATTCACAAGTAATAATCTCGGATTTTTTCTCCTTTATAGCATCTTTATTTTTAATTTTCCAATTAGAAACCATTTCTTTAAGTACTTCTTTGTGTTTTTCTCTGTATTCTTTTTTTTGTTGTGCTATTTTTTCTTTATTTTTTACTGCATATTCTTTCTGATATTCAGATATTTTTTCTTTATTTTCTTCTGCATATTTTTTTTGATATTCTATTTTTTGTTCTTTAATTTCTTGATAGTTTTCCTTTGATTTATTTAATATTATTTCCTTATTTACCTCATACCATTCCTGCTTTTGTTGTTCCTTTTCTTCTTTTGAAGTAATTGGATTATTACAATTTAATGTTGCTTGAAGAGTTTCTAACCAATATCTTTCTCTTATAAGTAGTTCTTTTTTATCCTGACACGATATTTTTTCGATTGGAATCATTGACCAATTACTCCAACCGCCATTTTCTATAATAAATTTGTATACACGGGTTTGATTATCTTCAATGTCGCAGGTTCTTTTATGTAATGACTTTCTTTGTTCAAAATTAGTGGTACTACCAACATAAATATCCTTAATATTCACATCATTACAACACAACTTGTAAATATAAGAATTAGAATAATCAATTTGAGTTTTAGGCATAATATATTTGTATATAGTATTGTCTTTATATAGTTATTAAAACTTGTTATTTATTTGTTTCAATTATTTTATTTAAAAATCATCGCTGATCACAAACGCGTCTGTTTTAGAGGTGTTTGTTAAACTATATTCTGAAATTTTTCTCTCGAACATGTTTGTTTTGCCCTCCAAACTAATTAGCTCCATCCAATCAAAACAGTTCGTAACATTATAAATTTTTTTGTAGCCAAGCTGTACGCACAATCTGTCTGCAACAAATTGAATGTACTGTGTCATTAAATCAGAATTCATTCCAATCAACTTACAAGGTAACGCCTCACAAATAAATTCTGTTTCAATTTCAACCGCTTCGCGAATAATTTCGTGAATTCTGGCCTTGTCGACTTTTTTAAGCAATTTGGAATATAAAAGCACAGCAAACTCACAGTGAAGCGCTTCATCTCGTGAGATTAACTCATTCGAGAACGTAAGCCCTGGCATAAGACCGCGTTTTTTCAACCAGTAAATACTACAAAACGCACCGCTAAAAAAGATACCTTCAATGCAGGCAAAAGCAACAAGACGCGTGGCAAAACTGCTACGATTATCACGAATCCATTTTTGCGCCCAATCGGACTTCTTTTTAATGCAAGGGAAGTGTTCGATAGCATTGAATAGCCGGTCTTTTTCTTCTTTCTCTTTTATATAAGTCTCTATTAATAGACTGTAAGTGTGACTATGGATATTTTCCATAGCAATTTGAAACCCATAAAACGCTCTTGCTTCTGAAACTTGTACATCATTCATAAAACGTGAAGCAAGGTTTTCCAAAACAATTCCGTCACTAGCAGCGAAGAATGCTAAAATCATAGACACGAAATATCTTTCGTCACGATTTAGGCTGTCCCAGTGCGACAAATCTTTTGTTAAATCAATTTCTTCGGCTCGCCAAAAACAATCCACTTGTTTTTTATACATTTCCCATATATCTTGGTACTTAATTGGAAACATAACGAAACGATTATCGTCAGGAGCTAGCAATGGTTCTGTTTGGGTTTTCGACATCCTAAATAATATATTACAAAGATTTTATATTTTTTTATAAAATAATAAAATAGTTTTATATTCTAGGAATGGAAAATGAAGATTTTAAAATTAAATTTCAAATACCTTTAGTCGAGAGGGATGCGCATTTTTTAAAAATTCAAGAATTAATCAATTATAAACAAAAAATGCTACTAGAAAAACACAAAAAACTCAAAGTTATATTAAAACACAACAGCTTTTTGGATACAGTAAAAGATGATTATGTCGTTTATTATCAATATATTTCACAACAAAAACAACAACAAATGGAAGCTCTTCAAATATTAAATGATTATATTGAAGGGTTAACATTGTCGGGTGAACTAACTCGTCAAAATATTGAAGATGCAAAAATAGAACAAATAAATATTCTTCGTGAAATAAAATCCATTAAAAGAAATTTAGACTCTATTATAAATAATGTAAAAGAAATAAATGTTAAAATAGATGATAAATCAAAATAATTATACATAACCATTTTATCAAATTTAATATAAATTAAATATATAGCAATGACACAAAGTCCAAATTTTTTGCAAGATTTTCAAAGTAGTATGGACAATTTAAATCAAATGAATCAAAGAATCCAAACCAGTATTCAAGAAAAACAAAAGTTCAGTGATAATTTACTTGCTAAGCTAAAAGATATAAATGATAAAATTCGAAATTTAGCAGGAAAGATTACTCAATTAAAAGCAACTATTGATGGGTTGCAAGGTAATGTTAACTCAAATAGTGTTTCAATAGGAGAAAAAGATAAAGAAATTGAAGAATTAAAACAAAGGTTTAACGCGTTAGAAGGAGAGAAACAACAACTTTCGCAACAACTTAACGAATTTCAAAAAAAGTGTTCTGGTGAAAAGAATGTTCTTCAACAAAAAATTGACGTTGAAGAACAAGAGATACGCAAATTATCAGATGAAAATACTGCGCTTAAACAACAAGTACAAACGTTAACAAATGAATTATCTGGTAAAGGCGATATCCATGCACAACACGCGCAAGAAATAAAGAATTTGATACAACAAAATGAAGCAAAAATAAATCAACTTATAAGTCAAATTAAAGAAAAGGACGATAAATTACTGGTTTTACAACAAGAGTTGAAGGAAAAAACAGATGAAACTGCTAAACAGGCAAAAATGATAAGTGATAACCAAAATCAAGGCCAAAGTAAAATAGACGCATTAAACCAACAGATAATCGAACTTACAAAACAAAATGAGGATTTAAAACAAAGAATAATAACTGCTACACAGGCGATAAAACAAGCTACTGCAAATTTAGAAATATTAGCAAAAGCGGCACCTTCAACAGAAACAGGGCAATATAGCCAATTGTTTTCTGAAATCGAACAATCTATTTTGGATATTGCAAATATCATTGAAGGAAAACCTGTTAAACCCACAAAACCAAATAATTCAACAATTCAGACAATACCTAATAATGAAATAATTAATGTTACTTCTCTCGAAGGTAGTCAATTGCAATTTGATTTTAAAACATTATTAGACCAAATATCTTATAAAGCTTCGCAGCAAGGGAATGTCCTAAAATACAAAAAGGCATTGACAGAAATTAGAAATGCGCAAAAACCAAGTGAAATTCAGGGTATTCTCACTAGAAATGGAATTGTTGTAAAGAATGGGAAAATAATGGGAGGAAATAAATCAAAAAATAACAACTATAA